GATGATTTCCTTAAAGTTCGTGAGACCCTTACACGCATAGGTGTAGCTTCTAGGAAAGAAAGGAAGTTATATCAATCATGCCATATCTTACATAAGAAAGGACAGTATTACATTGTTCATTTTAAAGAGTTGTTTGCATTAGATGGTAAGAAAGCAAACCTCTCAGAAAATGATTTACAGAGAAGAAATAGGATTATTAAATTACTATCTGATTGGGGATTGGTAGAAATAGTTAAAGAATCTAGCATCAAAGATGCTGCACCTCTAAGTCAAATCAAGGTAATTGCATATAAAGAGAAGGGAGAATGGACTCTTGAGTCCAAGTATAACATCGGGAAAAAACGTCAAGTCGTAGAATGATATATAGTTTAGTGTTATAATATCGTCACATGGCAGTGAAAGAAGAAACCAAAGAAGAGAAGAAAGGTCTTCTTGGAAAACTAAAAGAAGCAGCAGATGACAAAGAAGAGCAACTTGCTATCCTGAGTACATTTGTTCGCTTATCCGTTTTGGTGTGGTCCGCAGGAATTTTAACTTTAGCGTATGTTAAGTTACCTACTGCATTTAAAATCCCAGAACAAAAGCTCGATCCAACTTTCATAGCTTCGGTCTTCACAGGTACCCTAGCTACTTTTGGCGTACAAGCGGCTGGTAAGAAAAAGAATGGAGAGAACGGTGGCGGTAGTGCCAATATATCTAAAAAGGATATGGAGTTCCTTATTGCTAAAGCATCTGAAACTGCACCTGCCCAAACCATAAGGATCGAGTCAGGTCCTGTCAAAATTGTCCCTGATACCAAATAAAATCATGCAAAAATTAATTAATGTACTCGCTGTTTCGTCTGCTGTTGTATCTCTTACCGTTGTTGGCATTGGCGGTTACGTTTATGTACGCAAGGATGCAATCATAGAAAGTATTAAAGAAAAGGCACTAGGATCTATTACTGGTGGTCTTAGTGATGCACTACCTGGTATTGTAGATGCAGAACTTCCTGATGCTACTGGAGCACCTATTCCTTTACCTACAAAACCTAGTTTCTAAGAGGTTATTATGAATGTTAAATGGATATCAATCGGTGTAGTTGGTAGTTTATTCGCAGTATCTCATCTGGGAATGATAGGTTATATTGCCAGCAGAAAAACTGAAAGTCAATTACCTAGGATAGATGTTCCTGTAGGTGACTATACTTCATATGCTATCTCAGCTGATAAAGACGGATATAAAATTAGTTACTCAGCAAACGATCCTAAGACAGCATTTATTACTAAGGACATCAAAGAAAAAGGTGGTTTCCTAGGATTAGCAAATGAAACTACTAAGGTCACTGAAGAATACTTCTTAGATGGTAAGACCAATCAAGGCGGTCCTGTATCTAACAAGAGATCTTGGATTGATCAACCACCAGGTTTAACACAGCAACAGACACAAGAAATTGCTGCTGCTCGAAAAAGCGAAGAGTGTGTCAAAGCAATCGGAGCTGCTGAAGGAACTGGTAGGTTGGTCGGGACTAGCGTTGGTGCTGCTGCTGCTCCTGCTGTTTCCTCTATTCCTTTTGTTGGTTGGGTTGCTGCTGGTTGGATAGCAATGTTTGGTGGTAATCAAGGTGCTGATATCGGTGGTAGTATGGCAGAGGACTTAAACGAGAACTGTTAGAGGTAGTCTGTGACTATACCTAAGATTCAAGTAAACAGCACTGATCTGCGAACTATAGGTAATACTCGGATAGAAACTACTCAAATATTTGTAACTGATATCCCCAAATGGTTAACTGATCAACCAACTCATTCAGTACCTGCTGCACCACCCGCTACTGTCATAATAGGTAATCCTGTTATTGATCTGCCTGGTTGTGTAGAAGCACATGAACAGAATGACTCTAAAGAAAAGAGTGGTATTCTTGCTGAAGATGATCCTAATGGAGTAAAGGTATTCTGCGATGCGGGATACCCCACTTATGATGCAATGAATTATGAACCAGATCAATTACAGATGGAGATTGAGGCACCTCCTCCTCCTATTGTTAAACCACCAGAAGCACCAGAAGTAGATACACCTGAGGTTCCACCCATTCCTCCAACAGAGGAGACACCATGTCCTGCACCTAATCAACCTAGAGTTGGTGACTTAACTCAGAATGGAGAGGAGAGAGTTATAGGTCATGAACTTAGGGAAGGACAATGTGTAGTATTGTATGAAGATACTACCGCAATTCAAAGATTCTTACCCTCTACAAATCAAGCAAGTGTAACAGCAGCAATAGCAGTTGTCGCAACAGCATCTGCAGCTGCAACACCATTGTTATTGAGAGTTATAAAACCTGTTGTCAAACAATTAATAAAAAAAGTTCAGAAGGCACTTGGTAAAGAACCTCCTAAACTTTCTGCTAATGAAATTCAAACTAATAAGTATCGTGAGGAAAGAGGACTACCTCCTTTCAAACGTACTAAGAAAAGCATTATCAATAGATATAAAGGAAATTAATTATTACCGATAGATATATCTTTTAGTATTCCATTGTTCTTCAATGAAACTTCATTCTTAGGTATGCTATGTGCATGTGGAGCTATGTTATTCACATTCTGTACAACAACATCAGCACATATACTATAGTATGGTGACTTAGGATGGAATGAAATTCCCTCTTTTATCAAATTTCCACAATTTTTTAATCTTGCGATCTCAAAATCAAGCCTTTTATTGGCTACGGATTGAGTCATCATTGCTATATTTGCTGCTGCTGCCTCTTTACATTGTTGCTGCAATTCCTTATCTAATGGTTTTGACCATGTAGCAGATACACCAACTGAGAAATTATAGTTATCTTTCTGTGCTGTCCTAGTAGGGACGTAGTATAAAATATTACCTGGATTGTCTAATACCCCGTCATCATTCAAATCTGACATGTCGTATACTGGCGAATCCCAGTATGATTCAAATGGTTTTTGTGTTGATGCTGTAGCTGTGGCATATGGTGTAATGTTTAAGGTAGGACCTTGACATTGTATACCATTACCATATGTGTTAGTTATATACGGACCTTGTAAAACCTGTATTGCCTGGTTGGTCACTGAGCCAGAACTATTCGCGATGGGCGATGCAGTAGCACTAACACCACCAACAGTTTCAGCACTAACACTAGGCATAAACCCAGTGATAGCAAGGGATATCCCTATTGCTGAAATATGCTTGTTGTGTCTGTGACGCTTGTTACGGTGGTTTCGCGTTGTATGATTGTGTGATTTGTCAAACCTGGTCCCATCATCGTTTCTGTGTATTGAAACGCTGCACCTGGTGTTGTCTGTGTGAAGGTGGGTGTCGTCCCTACTCCTGTCCATGTTGAATTCACTCCCTCAATAGTTACATTAGTTGTAGTTGTGGTTGGTGATAAATTATCAGTTGAAGTTATACCGTTCCCTGTTACAGACCACTGATAGCCTGTATTATAATCCATCGAATTTATGGTCTCTTTCACCGTAGAAGTCGTTTCCGTGTGAGTGGTCATCGAGCCTTGGGTGAAATTTGGTACCACGGGCACTGCGATGGCTGGTGAACAACCACCTAGAACTATGAGAAGGAATAACTTATATGTATTCCTCATAGCTATTAATCGAAGATAGTTACTTCGCTTACAAACTGACCTGTTGTAGATGTACCTACGTTACCTGTACCTGTTAGGGTAATTGCATGAGCAGCAGTAATAGTACCTGGTGCGTTAGCTGAACTATTCTGTGTGCCTGCAGTTGTAATTGATACACTACCAAAGTCTGAGTATTCGGATGCTGTACCCGCTATATCACCCTTAGTGAATGATTGTGCGAAGGAAAAGGATCCAGATCCTGATTGAGTTCCTGTAATGCTTCCTACTGTTGCGACACCTGTTGTGCCATCGTAAGAATTGATTCCAATACCGTTTGCGGTAGCACTTGAGGCACCTGCTGCGGTATGAGATGTAGTCACGTTAGTACCAGAAATGGAATAGGAATTTCCAATTCTTGAGTAAGTTGCTTGTTGTGCATCTACAGTATGTTGAAGACTAGACTGATGTCTAGTAGACAATCCACCTGCATGGGCTGCACCACCAAAAGCCAATAGCATGATAAGGGGTAAATACTTTTTCATTGTGAGTTTATACGCATTGACGTACAACTATATAGGTGGGATAAACCTTACATATATGTTCGGAGTGTACTGTTTATACTTGGTTGATTCCATGGTTAAATAGTAGTGTCGCCTTCGGGGACAAACACTAAACCCTCGCTTATTTAAGGAGAAAAAAATGGGAATCACAAAGTGGACATCTAAGGATGTCGATAAAATTTTTGATGCAGCATACCGCTATAGTGTAGGATTCGATGATCTATTCAATCGATTCCATGCATACGGAACTGGATCACCGACAGGACAATACCCTCCATACAATATTGTCAAAGAGTCATCAGATAAATGGAGAATCGAACTAGCACTCGCAGGTTGGTCAGCAGACCAAGTAGAAGTATCAACCGAGCAAAACGTATTGCTAGTTAAATCGAAAGAACAAGATCCGAGTACACAAGAAGAAGAATACGTTCATAGAGGTGTAGCATCTAGAACATTCGCTAGAGGATTCAACCTCTCAGATGATGTAGAGATTGGGAAAATCAAGTTTGTTAATGGTTTGCTAACAATCGATTTACAAAAGGTAATCCCAGAACACCAGAAAAGACAAGTCTATGACATAGGTTAAGAAAAACTTTTACAATACACCTACTTATGCTATATTAAGTAGGTGTATTTTTTTAACAAATGAAAGCATTAGCAGTTGCATTGCTCCCTTTACTATTGTCAAGTGGTTGTGCAAATGCAAGAACAAGGTTGAGTGGTGCAGGTGCATCATTCCCATCTAAAATCTATACTCGTTGGTTCGCAGACGTAGCTAAGTCTGGTGGAGCAAGAGTAAACTATCAGGCAGTTGGATCTGGTAGTGGTAGAAAAGCATTTATTGATGAGACCGTAAACTTCGGTGCGTCTGATGATCCTATGAAAGATAGTGACATCGCTAAAGTAAAACGTGGTCTAGTTCAGATACCTATGACAGGTGGAACTATCGCATTTGGATACAACAATCCTG